TTTTATGAAACTGGTTGCCAATTCCGTTTGCTGTTGATGTAATGATAACTTTAGTATCCTTACCCGACGATACAACTGGATATGTCGAGGTATAAAATTCTGAAGCACGCTCAACAAAAGCAAACTCGTCAAGATA